GTCAGCCCGTCAGCCGAAAAATCTATGTTGCCGGCTGTGACCAGCTGGGCCGAATAGTCGAACACGGACGAGGCTGCGGTCCCGTCCGGAGCAGCGAAAGCGGTAGCCAACACGGCCTTACCGACCGTCGAACTAGAAGCACCGACCGTGTAAGCAGCCAGCCCGTCACCGGCGAAAGCCATGTCGAGCTGTGTCGAATCCCCGTACAAGTTCCCGGTCGAGCTGCTAAGAGTCGCGGCAGTGATATCCCAAGCCATCAGCAGGCTCCTTCAAGTTGGCAGACGGTCACAGGAATTGCCCCCCGTTGTTGATGTTAGCTTCAGCCACAGCCTCAGCCAGCACCTGCCCGTCGACGTTCACACTCACATGAATCGGCGGCCCCGTGACCGTAGGCGGGCCTGAAGTGTCGTGCCGTGTGCCACCAGCAGCAGCCGGCTCCACGGTCGGCTTCGGTTTCAGCTCAGAAGCAGGAGTACGGATAAACCCTCCGGGAGCGTGCGGACGCCTGTCGATCACACCAAACTCTTCAAGTATGAACTCGATCATCTTGTCCACAGCGTCAGGCAACGGGCCGCCCGGCTTCAGATGGCTCTCAAGCTTCACCAGATTATCCACAACACTCTGAACGTTGTCCTTCGTCAACTCGGACGAATCGTTCAGGCCCGACATCCTCTTCGCTTCCCTCAAAAGCGCCTCTGCCGAATCGTCGACCGCACGTTCCACATCGAGCTGTGAGCCCTCCAAATCTCTGGCAGCAACAACACCGGCACCCATCTGCGAATTTGCACCGCTCTGAGCGTCCCGTATGCCTCTCAGACTGTCACTGACTGAACGGTTAGCGTCAGTCAAACGGTCCTCAGCGTCCGACACGCGTCCCGCAGCTTTAGCCGCATCATCTCGAGCGTCGTTCAAAGCGTCCTGCGCTTTAGTCAACCGTGCAGACCCCTTAGGTGCGCCCTTCACCGTCTGATTGTATTCGGCCTCGGCTTTAGTAGAAGCAACCGCAGCCTCACGCGCCGAAATGCGCGCACTAGCCACACGTATCTGCGCACGCTCCAAATCCTTAAACTTGACGTCCCCTCCGGACTGAACCCGACCCAGATTATCTACAGCATCAGCCAACTCAAGCTCCGCAGTGCGACGTGCAAGCGCAGCCTTCTGAGCCCGTTCGTTAGCAGAAACCGCCTCGTCTGTGCCGGTCCCCACACCGTTCTTCACGGCAGCCAGACGCTCCTCAGCGACACGAACAGCGTCGACAGCATCAACCTCATCCGCTTTGGCTTCGACCAGGCTCTTCGATGAACTTTCCTGATTGCGTTGCGCAGAAGTCAACGACCGCTGAGCGTTCTCCAACTCCCGTGTGCGGTCAGTGAAACCAGAAAACGAACGGCCAGCGCTGGCAGTCACACCCGACGCAGCGCTGATAGCACGGTTAACGTTGTCCTGAGCGTCAGCCACCACACCCAGCGAACGCGTAGTACCAAAAAGGCTGCGGGTAACGAAACCTACAGCCGCTCCGAGATTAGCCATCCCGGCAGTAGCGGTCTTGAAAACATCAGCCGAACTAGCAACCGAATCAACCCAGCCCTCGTATTTACGGTTCAGGAAATCAACAGCACGAGACCACGCATCCGTCTGCCTAGAGTTGGCCTGCGCCCTAGCCAATTCGTCGAACCCGCCGGCAGCCTTTCCGACCTCAACATGCAGTTGCCTCAACAGCTCCGTCGCCTGAATCATAGCGTCCGAACCGCCGACGACTTCGGCAGCAGATGCCGCCCGGTCGCTGAAATTATCCCAGGCGTCACCGGTAAGCAACAGCCCTTCGGAAACTTCATCGAGAGACATCCCGGTGCTGTCTAAGACGCCTTGCACCACGTTCGAATCTTCTGCCAGCTTGCTGACAGTTTCACGGACCCCGTCTATTGCGGAAGCGTTGTCGACCATCGCACCCGTAATGCCTTCGATCCGTTTCTTCTCGTCCTTCTGTGCGTGCTTGAAGGCAAAGTATGTCCCCGTTAGCGCGCCGACGGCTACGGCTGCGATGCCCAAGGTTACGACGTTGGCTGCTATGAAAGCGGAGGCCGTAGCAAACGCTGCGCCAGCGTTCGCCAATACCGGCATCAGCGCAGCCACCCCGAACAGGAACGGCCCGATGGCGGCAATCCCGGCGGCAACAGCGCCTCCGATCTCACCCCACGGACCGAGGAAAGAGACCACCTTGTTTTTGAGTGCATCCAAATTGTCGGAAAGATGGACAGTAGATTCCGCAGCCGCGTCGATCGTGTCTTTCGAGTCGGCTATCGCCTTCTCCATGTCCTCTACCGCAAACTGGCCGTTACGGATAGCGTCGGCAAGGTCAGGGCCGGAACGCTGCCCGAACAGTTTGATGGCAATACGTGTAGCGTCCGAAGCATCGGCAGTGTTCTTTATCTCAGACACGATCCGACGGAACGTGTCCGGAACAGCCTCCCCGGCCTTAGCCAAAGTACCGATACCGATTTTCAGGCCGGCCATCACAGTCTCCGTGTTGACGCCGTTCTTCTCGAACGACCCCATCAAAGCGACCGCCTCCTCGAACCCGAAACCGAGGTTACGGAGCGGAGCACCAAACTGCACGATCCGCGCAGCCAACGTGTCCATCGAAGCGCCGGAAGCCTGCGAAGCCACAAACAGCGTGTCCATGGCCTTCGACTGATCCGCTGTAGCTATCGACCAATCCCCGAACGTCCTCGTAATGTTCGCTACAGAAGCAGGCACACCCATACGTTCAAGCTGCCCAAACTTGCGTGTCAGGTCTTCAAGCTCCTTACCGGCAGCGCCCGTCCTTGTAGCAACATCGGCCATGATCGCGCCAACCCGACCCATACCGATCGCAGCCAACGTGCTGTCGGTCGAAAGTCTCTTCATCTGGCCGGTCATCGTCTTCAGGTCAGAGCCCACAGCACCAGTCCCGACACGCAAAGCATCAGCCCCACGGTTGAACTCGGCGGCAGCCATTTTCATGCCGACACCCAAAGCCGCAGCGGCAGGCGTCAACGTGCGCGACAAAGTGCCACCGATCTTCTGCATCCGAGCAGAAGCTCCCTGAAGTGGCGTCAGAAGCTTGTTAGTTTTACCGATCAGGTTAACGATCAGGTCGCGTGACGGTGCCGCCATTCTCAACCCCTTTCAGGAGATGACATAATTTCGACCAACTCGTCAAGCTGCCAAAACGGACGATTCTCTAGAACATCAATCGGCGTGTGAAAATGCGCCGCCAGCAAACCAAGCCGTGTTAGCTGCTGGCGTTCGAAGGGGACACTTCAGCCTCATCCTCGAGCGATATCGGGATATCCCAAGACTCATCCAAAGTCAGGTCCGGGAACTCGCGCCGACGGATCACCCAGGCGATAGCCGCAAGTGCCTGCCCCGGATCTTCCGCACCTAAAGGGTTGTCCAAATCAGAAGCGTCAAGGCCTGCGTTGCTCATGATGTCGCTCAACTCGCGTGGCGTCAGGAACTTTATGTCGACGTTCACCGGAGCGAACTTGTTGGCAGAGGAATCGGTCATCTTCGTGTTCTCCTATTTAGTCCAACCCGCCGAGCGGGCAGCTTTCGTAACAGCAACCTTAGCATCCTTCTCAAATTCTTTCTGATGCGCCCGAGCCGCAGGAGCCATGAACGGCCGTGTAGGTTCCGAAACCCAAACGCCGGGATTGCCGAACACTTTGTGACGGAACGACGACCTGCGGCTGTCTCCACGACCGAAACCTTCATACGGGCGTGCGTGCGGTGCCAGAGTCCGTTTGGCTCTGACACCAACACGCGTCGAAGTAGCCGACACACGTATGCTCGACGGGATACGGGTCGACCAGGAAGCGTTACGTTTAGCGTCTGTGGCGATCCCACCTGCGAGAGTTTTCATCTCACGGTTGAACGCCTTGCGAACCTCAGGCTCAAGCCTTTTGAGGTCCTTCTGTAGTCGACGAAACGAAACCGGGTCGATCCCGCCAACCACGGCAGCATCAGCCACCATGATTCACCAGGTACCGTTAGTGACAGCGCCGGTCACCTGAAGGCTCACCGAATATTCGACACGGCCACCGACACCAGAAGAAACGTCGTACGCCGAAATGAACACTTCAGCAGACTGCTTCACCTGACCGGACACGGAACCCCCGGGACCCCACGTGAACGTTGCAGAAGCAGAACCCAACGACTGTGCGTTCTTCAACCCTGCGATCAGAGTACCCAACGCAACGTCAAGAGGACCCGAAAGCGAAACCTGCCCGCCGTCGATCAGTCCCGGAATGAACGCCTTTGATGCTGTACCAAAAACGCTCACCTCCTGAGTATCTACAACCTGCGGAAACGAAACCGAATCCGAATAGGCCGAAATGTCGACCGGAGTGCCAGCGACACCATCAATCGAAATGTATGAATCTTTGCCAGCCTTAAAGGCCATGTTCTAGCTCCTAACTTGTTGTTGTCACCGTCTCGAAACGGCAACGAGCCGCGTCGCCGAACCTACGCCGGTGACATCATCGACCACGCGAAGGTAACGTGGGATCGTGCCGGCCACTTCAGCGCGTGTAGCAAACGCACCAAGGACCGTAGAAAATGTTGCGACCGTAGTTTCTTCACCAGTGAACGCTCCGGTAGCGGAACCCTCAACCGTGACAAGATCAGACGTGAACCCCGTGAACTCTGTGACGTGAAGATGAAACACTGCGCCGTTCGAGCTGGCAGCACCGTTATCTACCGCAGCACCGTTCGTGTCGACCGTCACGGTCGTCTCATTCTCCAACACGACCCCTGCCATGTCAGAAATGCCGTCCGTCTGCGCCGCCAACGACCAATCAACNGTCCCCGACTGTGAACTTGTCGTATCGAACGCTGTCTGCAACGCTTTGATCAACCAGGCAGCACCGTCAGTACCCAACGGCATGTATGTGATCGGNGTCGGAGGGTCCGGATACGACTTCATGACATCAGCCACGAAAAGCACGCCCGGACCGGAACCAATAATGTAATCAGTGTCGAGAGGACCATCTACCGAAAACGTCGAAGTGTCCTTACCGGCAACAAACGACTTCGACCGGTCAGCCAAAGTCGTCACCTCCTGCATCTCTGTGCTGCCAGACACGGACGCTGTACGCGCATGTGCGGCCAAAGCCAGATTCGACATGTAGATTCTTGCCTGCTGGGAACTACGGAAAGCCATCAGTTACTCCTCAAAGAACGACATCGACATCAAAATCCACCGCCAGGTAGGCGGCCTCAGCGGTAGCAGTCTCAAACGGCTGACCGATATTCGTCACCTCAACATAATCGGTCGAAGCAGGCCAGTTAGCCGGTTCCTCAACCGCAGCAAGAACCGACGTCGCACCCGCCTGCTCCATATAATCCCGGATAGCCAACTGTGCGGTACGGAGATCGACACGTTTCACGATCACCCTCAACGTCAAAGCAACAGGCCGTTTCGGAGAGCCTCCCAGAGTCAGCCGAGGATCGAAACCCCTATTGAAAACTTGCGCCTCAGGCGCGTTGATCTGGTCATCAGCATACGACTTGCCTCGCAGCCCGTCAATCGTACCGACAGCGTCAGCCAAAGCCACACAAGCGTCGTTTATGTCAGACATCGTCAACACCAGACTGGCGCACGAACTCCTCGAGCAGCGCACGCGAAAGAGGGTCCATCGACGGAACCCGCAAAGCGGAACCCTCATCTGCTAGCTGAAACGAACCGTAGAAAAGGTCCGGCGCTTTGAAAATGTTTTTGGCCTGAAAAATGCAGGCACGTTCGACCGCTGTCGGTATCGCAGGCCACCCGTATTTGGCGGTTACCTCAACCTGAGGCCGGCCAGAAGCAACCCGCGAAATGATAGCAGACGACCCCGCCAAAATACGGATCTTGGTGAAAGGCCTCGCAGGACTGTCAGCGGCAGCGTTGATCGGATGAACTTCGAAATCGGTGCCGTACGTCAAAGTAGAAGCGAACGAACCATCATCCCCAGTGTCGATCTTCACGATCAGCCCCGTGACAGAAGAAATGTCGTGGACCTCCACCTCGTTCGGTGAACCCGGAAAGTATTTGCGTGCCACAGCCACAGGATCAACCCAAAACTTTCGGCCTCTACCGCAATGAGCTTCGATCTGACGCGACGCAGCTTCGATAGACGTCTCCAAAGCCACGTCGTCAACCGTGTCTGTCAGAGGAATCGAAAGCACAGCCTTCAACGAATCAAGCGTCGCGTACCCGTTCGAGATGGTCATTCAGAACCCTTCGATAATGCCGAGGCCGTTGTTGTTGGTGTGGTTCGACCAGGTGAACCCCGTGTCAGCCACGAACTCTTCGATCGCTGTCCGGACCGGAAACGCCGGACGGGCCGGAGCGCACTCAGGCCGTTGTAGCATCGTGTCATGACAGACGATAACGCCTCCCCGTTTCACAAGCCACCGGTACAAATTCAGCTCCGCAACCGTCTGCTCGTACAGGTGAGAAGTGTCGACGAACACGATGTCGGCTGGCGCCAGAATAGACACGACAGCCGGATCAAGGTCATCTCCTTGCACGAACGTCCAGCCACCATGATTGCCGATATCGGGCCGGACGTCAACATCGACAGAAGTCAGCACGCCACCAGTCGACTCTAATCCGTGAAGAAACGCCACAGTAGAAACACCGGTGCGTGTCCCCAGCTCGATCACGTGCTTAGCGTCAAGAGACTTGACCAAACCGACCAGCGTCGGAAGGTGCTCGTTGATGTCCGACGGTGTGCTAACCAGCCTCCGATATTCGTCTGAGAGAATCATCTCGGCCTGTACCATCCTTCCGGTGCTTTGCCTTCACGAACCCAAACCGGCCAAGAGTCGTCAACGTCGACCGGCAGCATCTTCACGCCGTCAACATGGAACCCTTCCCTCCAAAAAAAGTTGTCGTTCTCTATGCCCCCACGGACATCCGGCTCGACCTCAGGGTGACAAAACGAGTCGACTTTACGTGCAGCGCGCTCCGGGCCGCCAAGCCACGAAAAATGCCAGCCCGAATCTTTCAACACTTCGACGCCTGTAGCGTTACGAAGGTTCCGCATCGAACCGAACGGGCGAGGACCCAGCCGGCCGATACCGGCAACCGTGCCCGTCACAGTGCCGTTCCAACGCGGAGGGTAA